CCGTCTATGTATAAGTCTCTCCACTCTTGTGAAGAACTACCAAGGTCATATGTACCGTCATCGTCTGGTATAATGTTAGAGTCTACGTCAGCACCAAAGACAACATTGTCAGCTGCTGAGTCACCTAAAGTAAGTGTACCACCGTTAAAGGTAGTTGTACCCGTAACTGTTAAGTTTCCACCTATGCCTAAGTTACCAGAGATATCTGCGTTACCGTTTATGTCTATTGTAGTTGCAGCTATTTGTATTTCTGTATCAGCTACTATGTCTAACTGTCCATCAGCACTAGAGTTAATATATAATCCTGTATCTCTGAACTGTATTTTTTCTGTTGTAGCAATTAACAAGTCATCTGAGAATTCAAAGTAGTCTTCGTCTTCTTTCCAAGTTAGAACACCATCGTTTGTTGTGGCGTTAAATGTTATAGCAACATCTATGTTTGCGTTTGTGCCGAATACTAAAGAGTTACTAAACAAATTAGAAATTGGTCCACCGTCACCGGCTGTAGAGCCGTCATGGGTATGTCCTGAACTTGCATTAAATGCGTTAACTAATTGGTTAAATTCATTATTGAATAATGCCGATGTGATTGTATCTCCGTCACTGAATGAACTCTGTCTTACATAAGTAGCCATTTATAAATATCTCCTAGTTTCTTCCTGATGGTCTATAATTTACATATAGCCCGTTAATTGAGTATGGTGCTTTAGTGTCATTACTAAAGACTTTAAAAAAATTACTGTGCCCACTACCTGTTAAATTCTGTTGTACTAAAGGCTGTTCTGTTGCTCCAAACTTTTCAGTTCCAAAAATTGCTGTTCCAAAAATAGCAGGTTGTGGAATCTCACTTAAAATTATGTCAGCAGGTTGTGGCGTATCTAAACTGTCATAGTTAAATCTAACTCTAAGCGATGGTTGGCAGTCTCCTTCTGGAGTGAAAGCAAGTTTTACATAGTCTAAAGTTTTTCTAGTTCCTAAATCTCCGTAATCATAATCAGGTGACTGATATTCTGCTTCAATGTTAGTACCATTAAAACTATTACCTGTGTTATGATTATAAATTTTACCGTCTCTATCACCATGAAATACTTTTTCTACTCCTGTACTACTAAATCCTGATGTAATAGCAGGTGCTTGTATTCCTAATGTTTCAGACCATTCAAATCCATTAGCTCTTAGTGTTCCTATAATACCTTTACCAGTAAACTGACTACTTGAGGTAGTACTATAAAACATTCTGTATTGTGATTTATTTCTGAGTACAACACTACTAAATTGTAATGAATCAGAAGCATTAGCAATCTCATTTATTATAGGCTGTATAGCCTGACTAATTGTGCCTAACTCAACATCACCAATTCTAGATGTACCAGCAACTGTTCTGAATCCATCGGGTGCTAAGAATATAAGGTCACCAGCAATCTCTTGGATTGTTTGACCATCTAAGCAACCTACGTTTTTAGTAACAGGTACAACTGCAATAGTGCTAGAGTTGTTTATGTTTTGTAGTTTAAATATTGAGTTACGACAAAATATAAATAGTTCATTACGGAAACTTTTTAATCCTACTACTTTATCTTCTAAAGTAATACTACCTGCACCAGAACCACTAAAGCTATCTATGTCATTAGTACTACTATAATAAATTGTGTTAGGTGTACTAGGGTCTCCAGCTACTACTAAATGCTGGTCATGTATTGTACAAAACTTAGCTGTAGTATCACCACTAATAGTTATCTGACTTGCAAAGAAAGTTCTAGCAGTTACATCTGCATTTGTTCCAGTCATTTTAAATAGAAAAGGTTTATTATTACCACTCTTATCTGTTATAACTACTTCACCAAAATCAGACGCACCTTCAAAAACAGCAAACTCACATTGGTCTACACCTGTTAAAGATAATTCTCCTCTACCAGTAAAGGCAGAATAGTTATCTCCACCTGATGCAACACTTGCTTTATTTAATTGTAACCAAGCACTCTCTGCATCTTGACTAAAAAATACATCGTTTCCTGCTACAGCTATTAAACCATCTGCATAAACTACTAAACCTTCTATGTCTTCTGAAGAATTAGGTAACGTATCTCCAAACAAACTAAATCCATTTATTCTTCTATAAGTACCTTCGTCAGAGACTTCAAAGTTTCTTAACTTAGTAGCAACTCCGGGTGTCTTAAGCAACGCTGAAGAGTTAGTAGACTTAACAAGTCCACCGACTAAAGCTACTGAAAATGGTTGTGCTGCGGGCATTTAGAAATAAGTCCTATCGTCTGTCATGTATTTAGGAGCAGGATTAATTAAATTAGACTTCATAGTCTTCATATTTTTTTTATACTCATCAAGTGCAAAAGCTGCTTGTTGTAAGTTTTCTTTAAACTGATGTACGTAATATCTTGTCTTTGCAGTTATAACATTACTGTATTGTTCAGGTAATACTATACTGTCACCATGAGCTGATAAACTTGTTGGTTTAGCAAAAGCATAAAAGTGTACATTATAAACCTTATCGGGTATAGGACTTAATCCAAACTTTCTGTGGTCTGGGCTTTTTATAACATGAGTAGGTTCACCGTGTCCTGCGTCTGAACCTAATGCATCATCTGCATTTTGACTATCTCTGTAATATCTTTTCCAATCAGCTAGTGATAAGAATTTTAAACCTTTAGAAACAAAAGGGGCTGTTTCACCACTTACGTTTATTGTTGTTAAATAAAAATCATCCCAGTCTACTGATGAATAATCAGTTGTTATACTAGAGCTATCTGCTTTAAGCGTATACCATCTAGTTCCTGCTACCGATGCAACAGTTACATTCCCGTAGAAAGGGTCTGTGCCTCCACTAACGCCTTGGGATAAAAAAGGCAGTTGTGGTTCGTCATTAGCTATATCAAATATAGATTTATTAATTGAATCTTTTACAAATTGTTGTAAGCCTACTGCACTATCAAAATTAACAGAAGTTAAAACAACTTCGTTTAATTCTCTTAGTACTTCGTTTGTTAAATCTAAATATGTTGTAGCCATTACTTTTTACCCTTAGCTTTTACTTTTGCTGTCTTACTTAAATCTTTAAAATGAAAAAGTTTTACACTTGTTTTAGTGTGTGATTTATTTGTATGTAAATCTCCATTAGACATTTTATGAGAACTACCTTTATGTTCTGTTCCGTCTTTTTTATAATGCTTTACGCCTTTCATTTTGTCTCCTTTTAAAATAGGGGAGGAATCCTAAAACTCCTCCAGTTGGTATCAGTTAATACCGTAGACTGTATTACTAACCCGCTTGAGTTGTTGTAATTCCGTCTTGAACTTTACACTGTCCAGTTAGATACCAGTTAGTACCATCAGACCATACATGGACAAAATCTCCATGAACAGCCTTACTAGCTACTAATGAAATAGTATCTGCATCTGTAACTGTAGCTACACTACCTGCTGCATCTTCCGGAGAAGATACGTTACCCACAATAATATTAGCACTTGATGCTGTTACTATTGTATGAGTACCTGTAGGTTCTGTTGCTCCAACATAAAACCAATACTCTAAACCTGCTGCTGGAGCTGGTAGAGTTGAGACTTTAGCTGCTGCTACATTCATTACAAAACGAGTGCCTGACTCTGCTGCTGTGATTACATTTGCTGCAACTACTGCTTCAGTGTCTGAAGGTTTCTGAATTTTCTCAGCTAATACACGAACATCAACTGTTCTTGCTGAGTTACGTCCAGTATCTCTTATATTTTCGATTGTCATATTATTTACCTCTGTAAAATTTATGTGTTAAAAAAGATAGGGAGGCTTTTACACCTCCCCAATCTATTTAGTCAATACCGTAGAATGCACTTACAATAGCTTCATCTCTAAGTACTTTCGCACCATAGACATGTAAGCCTCTCACAATGTCACCAAACGATGTTGGGTCTCTCAATACTTCTGTTGAAAGAATTGTGTTAGCAGTTGCAGTAGAAGACATGTGACCAGCCAGACATTTACCAGCAGCATTAGATGTTGCAGCAATGTTGTTTGACTTGTACATTTGGAATCCTCTTAGTTTACCACTTGATACTAATCCATTTCTAATAGAACCTTGTCCACCATTATAGTCGACAGATAGTAATTTAGAACTAGATTGTCCTAAAACCTCATAGAAGTCAGGACTTGCAACAAACCATCTACCTTCTTCAGGTACATTCTGTTCGTCTAATAGTCTTGCCATTCTACCCATTAGGTCTAAAGGGTCGTGCTCGTCAGAACCAAAACCAATATCTAGGTTTCCTGTTCCATCAAAAGTTCCTGATGCTAAATCAGTAGCGTTATCAGCACCTAAAATGTGATTAGGTGATGCAGCTGAACAACCGGCAAACATAGTTGCTAATACAGCAGCGTCATATGAATCTTTCAATGCATAAGCAGCTGATGAAGAAGCCATTTCTTTGAAGTTGACATGTGACATATTACTTTCAATATCATCAACGATGAATTTAAAAGCTTTAGCACTATCAACAACCAAAGTAATCTCTTGGTCTGTCAGTCTAGTTTCAGTTGTATCGCTATTTCTTGTGTAATCAGACACTGAAATAACGGGTTCTTTAATTATCTTTACGGAATCTCCGAAAGATGAAATTTCACCGGCATAGTCGGTGTTAGTAATTGCTTCAATAACCGAGGCTTTCCTAAAAAAGTTCATTACCTTTTTAGAGTAAACCGAAGGTAAAAAGAAACTATTGTTCTGTCCGGCAACTGAGTTTCCAAAGTTGGCGTTAGTATCCGTGCTCGGTTCAAAAAATTGAGCCATGATATTTTCTCCTATTTATAGTTAATTTAAAATTTTGCCTTGTTGCCAAGCTTCTGATATAGCAGTTTCGTGCTTATCAAATTCTTGTGGCGACATTGCATCAATTTCCTTTAATGACCAAACTTTCTCCTGATTAGGTTCTACACTAGTTGTTTTAGTGGAGACCATATCTGCAGCAGATTGTCTAGTCGGTTTTTTAGAAGATGACCTACTCTTCTTAATTTCAATACCAAAGTCTTTTTTAAATAAATCTAAAGCACGGGAGGCTAGATTGGCATCGTCTTGATTATCATATATCCAAGCTTGAATAGATGAATGTTGTTCCTTTGCCCATCCATGAAAATCATCACTGTTTTTAATTTCTTCAAAATCAGGATGTCTTTCTGTTAATAACCTTTCTGTATCTTGTCGTACTAACTGATTCTCGCGTTCTTGGAGTTTACTAAGTCGTTCTTCTAGAACTTTTGATTTAGACTCCGATTGCATATGAGCAACAGTTTCTACAACATCGTAGACATCAGGGTATTCATTCTTAAACTCTTCTAGTTCTTCTAAAGATTTAGGAGCTTTATAGGTTGGTCTATTTTTAGTAGCTTCTTCTATTAACTCTTGTTCTCTAGATTTAAACTGATTAAGTTTAGAATCGTAATGCTTTTTTAAATCATCATAGCGTTTCTTATAATCTGCTTTTTTATAAGGACTATCCTTAACTTGCAGCTCATCAGCGTTGACACTTCCTTCAGCTTCCACTTCAGTTATGTCGTTAGTTTTGTAGAGCCTGTTTTGTGGTTCTTCAAAATACATGCTATTTGATGATACAAAAGCCTTATCATCACCTTCTTTGTGCCATTCCTTATTTGTATTATAAGGGTTTGGTACTTCTTCTTTGACCGTATTAGTCATCTTCTTTCTCCTCTAGGGGCTTATATTCACAAGGTAGCTCTATGTCGACTAGAGGGCTTGTATTGTAAAGGTAGCCTTTTGGTTTAATTTAATAAAGTGCCGAGTAATTATTTCGGGTAGCTCTATCTAGTGTTAGGGTTTAATCTAGGATTAACTTTACGCATATCATTAGAAACATCATCTATTTCTTCTTCATCGTAAACGCCTTCTCCCATTGCAAACCCTTCTCTTTCTCCTGCAGCATCTTCAGCTTCTTTCATCATAGACATTAAAACATCTTTTCCGATTTCTTCTACAGCTTTTGCAGTAAAAACAAATTCTCCGTCCGATAACCTTGCAGGTATCGAATCAGAAACGCCAGTACCCGGACCTTCTACAGGACCAGACCCAGCAAATTCTTGTGCCATATCTATTACTTTATCAAAAAGTATAGACAT